TCTTACTTATTCCATCATAATTGCAGAGACTGTGGAGAGATAGCCAAGGTAAAATATAATGTCCAGCTATCGTGACCAGGTTGAATATGTTAAATCTATAATATTAGCAGAGGGTGATCGGCATACAGCCGATTGCCCTTTCTGTGGCGGTAAAAACAAATTCACATTAGATAAGTTTGATGGGAAATTAATCTGGAACTGCTATCGAGCATCCTGCGGTGTTAAAGGTGCATACACTGGTAAAAGAGACATCAATGCAGCTAAATCCTATCTTCAAGGTAATGCCACCCAGCGCTTCAAAGCTAAATATAAAGAAATACCAACCTTAACTACACGAGTTACCAACCATGAACCTGCTGTAAGCTATCTGAAGCATGTTAACAGCTATGACGCTTACCTACGAGGCGATATAAAGATTAAGTACGCTCCTAAAGAAGACCGTGTACTGTTCTATAACTCTGAAGGTACAGGTGCTGTAGGTAGATCCTTACGCCCTGTTAGAGCCAAGTGGTGGAGCTATGGTGATCTATCAGAAGGTATACATGTAGGTACTGGTAAACATGCTGTACTTGTAGAAGATGTTGCATCAGCTTGTAGCGTATCTAACTGTTACAACATAACATCAGTTGCGCTATTAGGTACAAACATCACTAAAAGTATAGCTAAAACACTTAATAAGTACGAAAGAATCACATTAGTTCTTGACAATGACGCATCTCTTAAAGCAATATCTCTTTCAAGGAAGCTAAATATGCAATGTAATGTAAGATTTACAAAACTTGATTTAAAATATCTTACTGCACAAGCAATTGAAGATTTAGTTATGTAGAAAGCCAGCGACTATATGTATGGTAGAAAGGGAAGAAAATGGTACAATCGAGTATTTTTTATTGGAATTATATTAGTAATAAGGTCATAGGTAGACATAATAGAAACCGTATCAGGGAATATTATTATTCTAACAAAGTCCCTGATGCCATTTGTCATCTGCACATACGTCCTGTCTCGTCCTGGTGCAACACCACACTAGCTCCACCAACTATCCTGTTGAAATAGATTTTAGTTTGCAGTATCTGCTGCATGTATTTTACAAATATATTTTATAGGAGATCGACATGAAATGTCGTGGTATTGTGGTGCTAGATTACCAGATCGAGGGTGGCTTTTTAGAAGCTGCGGAAGAACAAAAGAAATTAGAAGATGCAATCGCATCTATCGTAAAAGGCAATAAGCGAGTTGTCTTTCATCAGGTAGATATGAAGGAACGTAGAGGTGATCAATCCCCTGATATTAAGAACATGAAATTCAGGAACAGCTAAGTACCTGAACTAAAACAATAAACAAAGAAAAATGCCCTGATCGAAAGATTGGGGCTTTTTTTATTTCTACTAATGGTTATTACTAGGGGCATAACAAAATGTCACTTGGAAGGGCAGAGCAGTGGAAATACAATTAATAAAGACGTTACTGAGTAATGACACTTACTTAAACACAAAGCATAGATTACGCCAATCAATATTCTCAGATGAATTAGCACAGATTTATACCTTACTAGGTAAAGCGCATACTAAATACGAAACAGATATTAAACCTGATGATCTATATTCTCTTTGGCTAACAGAGAACCCTGTTGCTACAACGGCAGAGATAAATGACTTCAGGGATCTCGTTGATCAGTTAAAGTATGCAGATAAAATCACAGATACTATAGCTACAGATGTAATCGAAAGCTTATGGCGCAGAGAAATCGGTAGAGACATAGCCAACCTCGGTATCAATATGTCCGAAGGCGATACCACGGCGATGGGCAACCTTATATCCCTGCTAGAACGCACCAAAGATTCGTATATGCCTGATGATTTTGGTGAGCCAACTACGGATGATATCTACGAGCTATTAGCTGAAACATCCAATGATAATCGTTGGCAGTTCAACATAGAAACTCTTAGCCGCAATGTTTATGGCATCGGCCCAGCGGAATTTGGAATTATCTTTGCACGACCAGAAACAGGTAAGTCTGCATTAGCTGTAAGCTTTTGTGCAGCACCAGGTGGGTTTGCTCAACAGGGAGCAAAGGTGCTTTATCTTGGTAATGAAGAGAAAACTACACGCACTAAGCTGAGAGCTATCCAAGCTTGTTCTGGCATGACCCGTGAACAAATAGCAGACAATCCTGATCTAGCCATGAGTAAATACCTATCGATCCAAGACAGGATCATCATGAAGGATGTTCAGGAATGGGATTTAGATACGATCAATGGGTACTGTGAAAAGATCAAACCAGATGTAATAGTAATAGACCAGGCAGATAAAATTAATATCTCTGGCAATTACAATGCTTCTCATGAACGCATTAGAGAGTTATATCGAAGCTTACGTGAGTTAGCTAAAAGACATGACTGTGCCTTGTTAGGTATCAGCCAAGCAAGTGCTGACGCAGAAGGTCGTACTTGTATAGATTTCTCGATGCTTGAAGGATCAAAGACAGGTAAAGCAGCGGAAGCTGATTTAATCATAGGTGTTGGTAAACATAACCCTGCTGAAAATGATACTCCTGATCACACAAGGTTCATAAACATAAGTAAGAACAAGCTGAGTGGATATCATGGATTTGTTCTTTGTAACATAGAGCCAGAGATCAGCAGGTATGTTGTATAATGGGAAAACGATCAAACTTTGAAAGAAAAGCAAGAGATTATTATAGAACACCTCGTGAGGCTGTATTTCCTATCTGGCCTTACCTTCAAGATCATCAATGCTTCTGCGAACCGTGTGCAGGAGATGGTGCATTAGTTAGATCACTACAAGAGATTGGACTGACCTGCTCAAGTGCATACGATATTGAGCCACAATCTAATGGTATTGATATCCAAGATGCCTGTGATCTTAAAGAAGAGCATTTATACGATGCAGATCTAATCATTACAAACCCACCTTGGGAGCGTAAGATTTTACACAGTTTAATACCTCAGTTTTCAGACCTCAGACCCACTTGGCTGCTGTTTGATGCTGATTGGATACACACCAAGCAATCCATTCCATTCATGCCTCGCCTAAGAAAGATCGTAAGCGTTGGTCGTGTCAAATGGTTCGACAAAACCGCAGGTAAAGATAACGCCTGTTGGTATTTGTTTGACCGCCACGACGAAACTTATGCAACGAGATTCTATGGGAGAACGTAATGAACATATTAGTATTGGATTTAGAAACAACCGTTCAGAAGATAGATGGAAAGACGGACAACAGCCCCTACCATCCTGATAATAAATGTGTGAGTTCCCATACTTCTCGTGTTGAGCTGGAAGGCATGTCCAAGGTAAAAAACCTGGTCTTTCATCATAATGAAAAAGATGTGCCTGATAGCCCAGCGCCGCTACAAGACGAACTCAATTGGGCTACACTTTTGGTATGCCAGAACGCTAAGTTTGATGTTACCTGGTTATTAGAAATGGGCTTTGATATCCCTGACCAAGTATACTGCACCATGATAGGTGAATACATCTTATCTAAAGGTCAGAAGCGTCCGTTGTCGCTAAAGGCTATAGCTGAACGTAGAGAAGTTACACGCAAAAAGTCTGATCTTGTAGATGATTTATTTAAAAGCGGTACGGGCTTTGAGGCTATGCCTTTAGCTACTGTCATAGAGTATGCAGAAGCGGACGTTATATCCTGTGGTGAAATTTATTTAGATCAACAGGACGAGTACGCAGCTAAAAGCAATCAATCATTAGCAGAGACAGTAAAGCTGATGAATGAAATGCTGTTGTTTCTGGTTGAGATAGAAAGAAACGGCATAAAGATTGACCTTAATGTACTTGGGGATATTAAGAAACAGTTCCAACAAGAACAACAGGATCTCAACAAACGCTTAGAAGAGATAGTCGAAGAGGTTATGGGTGACACGCCTATTAACTTAGCATCAGGTGCTGATATGACTAAGGTTGTATATAGCCGTGAAGTACTAGATCGTAATGACCATAAACAGGTATGGAACATTGGTGTCGGGCCTACTGGCAAACCACTATATCCACCTCGTATGAACAAGAGTGAGTTTAGAAAAGCTGTTAGAGCAACGACTAAAATTATACAACGTACCGATGTTATATGCTGCGATGCATGCGATGGGCGTGGTCGTATACAAAAGTTCAAGCAGATCACTCGTACAAAGATGGGCAAAAAGTATCGTATTCAAGGTGATCCATACAAGAACCTATCTAAATGCCCTGCTTGTGTAGGTGTTGGGGCTTTCTATAACCCTAATGGTATAACAGCAGGTTTAAAGCTTAATCCTGAATCACCGTCTGATGCTTCTATAAATGGATTTAAGACTGATAAAGTTACGATAGAAAGACTGATCTCTCAGGCTGAGAGTAAAGGCAACGAGATAGCTGTAGAGTTCTTAACAAAAAGTAGCAGATTAAACGCTGTTAATGTTTACCTTGATAGTTTTGTTAAAGGGTTTGAAACTTGGACACGATCAGACGGTATATTGCACACGCAGTTTACCCAATGTGTTACAGCCACGGGTAGGTTATCGAGTACCGCCCCCAATATGCAGAATGCTCCAAAGCGTGGGTTTCCTGTACGAAAGGCTGTTGTAAGTCGATTTGAAAACGGAACAGTTGTTGAAGCAGATTTCAGTTCTGTTGAATTCGTTTTGGCTGGGGAATTAAGTAGAGATACTCAGATTATATCTGATGTTATTAACGGCAAAGATTTACACAAGCAGACCGCCACGATTATTCATCAATGTGATGTTTCTGAAGTTACTAAAGAGCAACGTCAAAGCTGTAAGGCCCATTCGTTCGCCCCCGTTTATGGTTCGACAGGGAATCAATATGAAGGTCATACAAAGCAATATTACACTGAGTTCTTTGAAATATATAAAGGGCTTGCTGAATATCATAAACGATTAGCAAATGGTGTTTTAAAGAATGGCATTGTGCAAACACCTTCAGGTCGTCAGTTCTTTTGGCCTAACGTAAAAAGGTTAAAAGGTAATCGTACTACTTTCTATACACAGATAGTTAATTACCCTGTGCAGTCTAGCGCAGCGGATCTTATGCTCCTGTCCTGTGTACGTGCTTTCCGTAAGTTTAAAGAGCTTAAACTAAAATCACTATTAGTCCTGACGGTGCATGATTCCATAGTCTGTGATGTTTATCCTGGTGAATTAGAGAAGGTCAAAGAGGCTCTAACTTGGGCAATGGTTGGTGTGACTGAAGAAGCCGCCCAGCGCTGGGACTATACTTTCGCCCTACCCTTAGAAATTGAGATTTCTGGTGGAAAAAACTGGCTGGAACAAAACGAATACACTTGACTTGTGCCACCTAGTAATGCCATAATATAATACCACATAACAAAAAGGTTCTAACATGAACGAATTAACACAAATCGACAGCAGCGAATTAGCAGAATTGGCTGAAATATTAGGAACAGAAGTACCATCAGGAAGCAATAAATCAGCTTTGGTCAGAGTTCCTGAACTAAAAATTAATGATAAATCTAGAAACAAAGAAACTAAAAAATCTATACCATTGGGTAGTTTTTACTTAAAGGGTACTGATAAAGTTGTATACGCAGAGACTGTAACTTTTAGACCTTTGGCTACACACATTCAGTATTTCCATTGGGCGAAAGATGAAACTGATGGTAAGCGTAAATTAGTTAACAAATCCCTTGCAGTTAAAAATCCATACAAAGATGAAGCCAGAGATCTACTTGGTGGGATAGCTTGTGGTATGCCTACATGGGATGCTCGCAAGGAGATGGATCAGGATACACAAAGGCATTGGCGCTCTATGCAGCACCGTGTTACTCGTGGGGTAGTAAGCTATACAGGTACTACTGAAGATGGCGAAGAAGTAACTTACGAAAACCAGCCTTGTATTATGTTCCATAAGAACAGTAACTACGGTGCTTTCTATAATGAATTTATTAAGAAGCTACCAAAGGGTAGTCAAATTTACAATTATGCTGCCGAACTTACATCAAAATATAACGAAAATGGGTCTGTTGAATGGTACACCTTTTCGTACAAACCTGACCTTAAAAATGAATTAGGTATGACTAAAGACGTGCATGATACCATGTTAGTTTTTGCTGATGCTATTCGTGCTGAAAACAAGTATGTTGATGAACACTATTTTAAATCAATCAAAGAAGGATCAATTGATAGCGCAGCTATTGATGCCCTCGGTGATTCATTGGACGCTGACTTCGAAGACGTAGCGTAATGGTAGATAGTAACGCCATAATAAAAGACATGAGCA